CTTTTGCGTGGCCTTCCGGACCTTTGGCCTGCCTCGGAAGGTTACGCGCATCGCGAGAGGATCCACGCCGTCAGCTTCATCCCGTGAGCCTTGGCGCGGTTTTGCATGATGCGCTTGAGTTGGTGCGGCAGGCGTAACTGGATGCGAGCCTCAGCGGGTAAGGCGTGGGCGGTTTTGGGGCCGGGTTTGCGGTTCATTTCAGATTTCCCCACTGGCTTGCCATGGCGTCGGCAACGCCTTGGTACGTTGTTGATCGAGCCTTCCATCGATCTTTACCTGGCGGCATCTTCCACACTCGCTGCTCTCTGCCCTCCACGATGTTCGTCGGCGTCAGCTTTGGGAGATTGTGGAGCCAGAGGCAAGTGCCCTTTGTTTCCGGATGCCCAAACATCCACGGTTGAATGATCTGGTCTGGCTTCCGGATGCGCGTAGAGATTGCGCCGATTGGGTTTTCAAGCGCGATGCGCGGGATGCCGCAACCAAGCAGCATGCCGACAAACGCAAGAGCGTCCTCTGTCAACTTTGGATCCCGAAACCCTCGCGTCGTCCAGTGCATGCCGGATGAGCAGAGGTAGGTGCATGGCGGAAACGCGATCAGCATGTCCCAACCGCGTCCCAAGACCTCGCGAGCGTCGCCTTGGAAATGGAACTGGCTGGCATCGTCAGCGGGAAGCAGGTCGCAGGACCAAGCGTCGTGACCAAGTTTTCGGAACGCTTCCCTGACGCGTCCGGAGTATTCGCAAGCGGCTAGAATTTTCATGTCAGAAATCAAAAAGCCTCCCGAAGGAGGCGGGTGGCTTACTTTGACTTGCTCCACTTTTTGATCGCCATGTTTTCGGTTGGAGCCTCAACCAACCCAACAAACTTCATGATGTGCGTCGAAAACGGAGCCACCCACCCGTTCGGCCTGTACGCTAGCACCTCTTTGCCCGGTAGAGCGTACTCGCTGTTCACTGTGTAGATTTCCCAAACCATGTTGATCGCGTTCGTCATGCCCCGACAATGCCACCCATCCACAGTTTGTACACACAATTCACGCGTTGGCTCTGCAACTCGTTGATGCGTAGGCGAATTAAGTTTCGGTTTCTTCCTCGAAAGGAATGCGCAGGATCAAGGCGTCGGATACGACAGGTTCGTAAACCTCCGAAGCGATAATTGGCTGCGAGCACTCAACCGATCCCCGCTGCGCGCCGTAAAGCACAGCAGGCTCAACACGCGGGAACGAAAGGCGCCCCGTGATGGGCAACAACTCGCACGACGTTTCCCCCAAGCCTTCGACCGTCTCAACCTGCCACCCCTCGGTTGTGCTCACCTCCCACCCAATGTCCCCATCGCACTCTGTCGCGTCAGCATGCGCAACCACCGTGTGATCCTGAATCTGTAGCGAGTAGGTTCGGGACCAGAACATCTCGCCGTTTCCGGGAAACATGTCGCGCCACGTCTCCGGAATAGCGTTCTCCGCGTCTGGATCGGTGTAATCAAACTGGTACTCGTGCTCTTGGGTGGCGTTGTAGACCTGATACAGCGGGCCGGCGCCAGATGAGGAACACACGTAGCCGACGCCAATCGTGAACTGGATGGTGTTGCTCGTTGACATGGTCGCTGAGTCAATCCACCCGCTGGACGTTTCTGTTGTCGGGGTCGCACCGCCACCACCAAACTGCGCACGCCAGCCACGCCCACCGGCTGAGCAATCCGCCGCCGTGCCGTCAGCGCGGACGGCGGCCACATAGCGAAAGTCAGTGTCATCCTCGAAGTTTTTGACCTGAAGCTTGAACGGCAGCGACACCCGCACCCGCGTCAGCTTGTTGACGGCCTTGGCGAACTGGTTCCACTGCTCTGCCGAGAGTCTGACAGTCGGCAATGGTCCGTACCCGATAGGCGAATCCGTCCGCACCTCGTCAGCGTCCAGCGCGTCCGTCTCCACGGTTGGCATCGTGGTTATCGAGGTCCCGCCGAACGCGTCGAAGCATAGGTTGGGAAACGTGTAATCGAAGACAGCCATAACACCAACAGCGCACCCGTAGTCAATCGACGTTTGGCCATCGACGAATCCCTCGCACATTGCGCGGATGTACGTCTCCGCCTGTAGCATTACGTCGTGACGGATCGGTGTGTCATGCCGGTCCTGCCGCTCGTTGTCGTCCTCGTATGGCTTCGGCAGTAGCTGAACTAGCCAGATGTGCGGGAAGCAGGTGCCATACGGGTTGTCGGGTAGAAGCTGGACGCTCGAGCCAGCCGCCGCGTTACCAGGGCCCGTCCGCTCGCAATTCCTCGACGCGTCATCTTTCCAGGCGAGGTATGCGCGGATTCCATTTTCGTCGGTCCTGTAATCCTGCTCCTCTGCCAGCAACGCCGTCAGGTCCCACGTGCTGATGTCTCTGTCTATGGAAGACGGTGCAAGCGTGTCGTGGTGGTGGAACCTGCCATCGAACGTGATCTTGACCTGCTCCTCGCCGTCAATCGTCACCGTCTCTGCGGACGTGATTTTGAGCGGCGGCTCGTACAGCCGGCAACTCTTGTAGAACGGAGCGGTTGCCGTGCTGTTCAGGCTCTTCGCGTAGCGGTAGCCCGTCGCGGCTTCGGGCGCCAAGAACTTGTTTACCGCATCCGGGAAATTGGCATTGAAGTGCCGCCTCAACTCCACGTTGCTGAATGGCGAAGCATAGAACGCGCAACGGTCGGAAGTTGACCAGTACTCCGCATAGGCCGTCTGGTCCCAGTCAGAAGTCGGTGACGGGTGATAAGCGGCAAAGCGCGAAAAAGCCACCCACTCGTTCGTGTATCCGCCCTCTTCCGCCTCCGCTTTGATAGCGTCGCGGATGCCTGCAAGTATGTCGCATTCGGCATTGCCCACAATCGACTGGTATCGCGGGCGGACGTACAGGATGGAGTTCCCATCCTCCACGGCGTAACCGGCAACCTGCGAAGGGTGGAGGCATCGGACGACGCGGGAAAGCCTGCGGAACTTGTCGAATACTGCGTTGGTGTCGATCTGCCTATCCTCCATCGGCGGAAGCTCGTTGTCGCCGCCTAGCTTTGGGATGACGCCTTGTTCGCTGTACGCCGTCCAGATGTCGTTCGCGTTGGCGACGCTCCTGCCTGAGCCGTCAATGTCGGATGCGCTGTTGGCCCCAGCTAGACGCAGCAACGCCCACAGGTCATGAGCGCCAGGGCGATAAGCGAACGTCTCCGCTATCTCATAGGAGACCGTGACGTTTGTGCCGGACACTGACGAGACAGAGACCTCGAGGTCCTCGGCGCCCTCGGTGAACATCGCCAACGCCGCGCCATTGGGTCCGCTTACGGTTGCGCTACCAACGACGCGCCCACCCGACAGGAACGTCACCTTGGCCGTCTGAATGCTGCCCACGAGTCGCACAATCGCGCACGAGAACCAGCAACCGGCCTGCGCCGTGTGCGATCCAATGACGCCTGACACCGTGCCGCCAGATCGGGAGCCTTGCGTGTACTGCGGAACCACCTCGTCGTTGATGGTGTACCCGCGTGCAGGCGCGAGGTAGTAGGGACGCGTCAGGAAGGATCGGATGTCGAACGCATTGCCGAGCCAGGACGCTTTCCCGTCGTCTTCCTTCTCCACGCGCGCGGTATCGCCTCGGAACTCGCCAGCGAAGGCGTTCAACACCCTTGGCAAGTGCTCGCTGTAGGTCTTGCTCAGGACGTTGCCGGCGGAGTATGGCCCCTCGATCCACGTCCCTCGGTCAAAGTAATAAAGCGTGCCGTCATTCAACGAAACCCAAAACGCCAGAGGCGTCACCCATATCCCCGCGACGTGCGTCGGCTCTGCTGGGCATGTACCGTCGAAATGCTGGACGGCGTTGGTCTGCGTGTTCGTGAAAAAGATGTCGAGGTTCCGGGACTCCGGAGTGTCCGAAGTTGAATCCCCGCACCCACCCATGTCCTCTGGCGTCGGGATGAATCCACCGTACGCATTCCCGTAGATCGACGTGCCGCTATAGACGATCCGGAAAGCGTGCCGCGCAGCATCAAAAGCGGGAGCCGCCCATTCCTCCGTCTCCGGATTGAACGCACCCCGCTGTTGCTTCGCCAACTCCCATGCCTGCTCCGCGTCCGTGACCTGAGCCATTGGGACGTTGTAGGCGTCAACCTCGGACGGGAATGTTCCTTGGCCGTGGACGTACAGGCCTAGCGGGTTGGATGTGGAAACGCCGCCGATGCTGCCGACGAGCGGCAGGTTGAGCGGCTCTTCCAGCATCTGGACGGAATGGAAAAACTCCATGTCCGTCTGGCCAAGCACGCGGAACTGACGGGCCAACGCGGCGTAGTAATACGCGATGCGCCAAGCGCAGTCCCCGAGGCCGGAGACGATGCGCGCATTGATACCGTCGCCCAGTCCCGCAAGTTGGGAGGACGTTACCGGGTCGCCGGATTCGACCTCTGGGACTCGCGGGAAGGAGATCACGCCTCAGAGATCCACGCCTGAATCGGAGTTGCCGCAACAGAGGAGGCGACATACAGAGTGCTGGATGGAACCTTCGTCAGGAAACAAGACTCCCCAGCGCCGAGCTTAGACAGAACGTGTGACGCGGGCGGCCCGCCGTTGTCCTTGGAAATGGTCAACACACCGCTCCCGCCGTTGTGCTTAACGACAAGGAACACGTCGCCGGTCACGTCAGCCGGAACGTCGAGAGCCTCGATGTCGTTCGCGGCTGTCGAAACAACCTGCGTGAACGTGGCCATGTCGGCTCCCGTCATGTCGATTGTATCCGAGAGCGTGCCGGTTGCGATTGCCGCTCCGCCTTTGCTGACTTGGAAGCTGATGCTTGTGCGAATCTCGTCTGCCATAAATCATCCCCATCTAGGTGTGTTGTTTCCCGATTCCCTAGCCGTCACTCGCGGCTTCTGGAAAGTGCCCCTCGTCGTGCGCTGGGTCAGGGTGCCCGGTGTGCGGTTGGCAAGCAGCCTCCGCATGCGCGTATTGTCAACTCGCGGTTTCATAGAGCATGGTTGAGTACTCCTCGGCCCACCAGTATTCCACACGGTAAACCCATCGCCCGTCAGGTTGCTGCGTCGCCGTGGGTGTTTTTTTCTGCCAGTACCCGTCCGGCAGAGAAGCGCGAAGGTTTAACGGTATAGTGCTTTCGACGGAAACCAACTGCGCGGAAGTAAAGATCTTGTTCGCGTTCCCGAACGAAGGCGCGAGCGTCGTGCCTGCGGGAACCGTGACGGTGCGGCGGAGGACGTATGCGGCGACGGCGTAACTCTGCGTACCTGCGGCTAGGTCGCTGACGATTAGGTCGAGAATGGCTTTGTTTTCAGGAGTGATTGACTGAACAGGCCCGCCTCCAATGATGACTTCCACCGAGTTCTCAAACTCCGTCTGATCTCCGCCTTCACGCACCCACCTTTCAACTAATGCGCGAACCGCTGCTTGCTGCGTCAGGTCGATCCCGCCAAGCCAGTCGTTTTTGATCTTTGGCGCGGACCAGTAATCCTTCTCAAGGTCGTTCCCATCCAGCTCCCACAGGTCATTCAGGATCGTGTCTGCCGTCGCGTCAGGCTCAACGGCGATCGTGGTTACGATGGAATAAGGGGATTCGCCCAACGGCTCCACCTCGTAGGCGTAGCCATTCGCACGCAGCGAAGCCGTGAACGACGCAACGGAGCCGTTCAAGAGCTTTGTGCGCGGGTTCGTGATGAAGCCGCCACGGGGCGTCCAGCGTTGCGCAGGCTGTAAGCTGATGCTGTCGTAGGTGCCCTGATGCTGTGCCATTATTCGTTAAGGAGTTGGATGGCGTCTCGGGTTTCACGCATGGCAGATAAAAGCGCACGCGTGGCTTGGGCGGTGTCGCGTGTGTTTGCCTCGATGTTGCGGAGTGCGCCAACCTCAGGGCGCCCACCAACGAAAAGACCGATGCGGGAAAGGGCGTCGCCTTGAGTGCCAAGGGATATGGCGGACGTCGCCGGCGCGACTGCGGCAGGAACCGGAGGCGTGACCCCGCGACGCTTGCGGAGAGCTTCTTGCAGGTCGGCAGGTTCCGTCTTTTCTCCCTCCGTGTCCTTAACTCCAAAGAACTCGGCATTGATCATCCCAAGCCTTCCAAGGAAACCGAGGTCCTTGCGTGCAAATGCGCGCTTGTTGATGTCCAGCATCTTCTCCGGATTGAACATGGAAAGGAATGCTCCAGCGGTCCGAAGCCCGCCCTCCATGATTGGGGCGGATGCAGCCTTTGCGTATCGCGCAGCCTCTTCAAGGCCAGCGTTCACCTCGTCAATCTTCTGGATTTGGTCCTCGTCAATCAGTTTGATCGGACCCTGCTTTTGAAGCTCAACCATCACGTTGCGAAGGATGACGGCCTTTTTCCCAAGCAACTCAAACGCGACCGCGTTCTTCTCCGTGCTCTTGGATGATTCCTCTGCGGCTCGTTGCAGGATCGAAAGCGCGGAGTCGTTCGGGTTTGCTCCAATGGCCGCAAAGAGTCCGGCGGCTTTCGGATCCCCAGACAGAGCCTCGGCTTTCTTCGCCTCAATCTTCTGCAACGCGGTCGTGATAACGCCGAACTTGATGCCGGTATCGTTTGCTGCCTTCTGCAACCGTTGAACGTCGTCCGTGCTGATTTCGAGTTGGTCCGAAAGGTCCTTGATCTCGTCAACAGACTGGCGAACGGATGAAATGAAATTCCCGACCGCAGACACGACAGCCCCAGCGGCAAACGCGCCTGCAATCCGATTGGTTAGCTCTGCGCCAATACCGGCAAACTGCTTCTCGGTCTGCTTGGCCATGCCAGCGACCGCACGCTGTACGCCTGACGCGTCAGCCGTGAACTTAATCCCCATCCCTAGCATGAGAACTCTCCCTTCTTGGCGCGCTCCAGAAGCTTGGCGCCATACGCTTCCATCTTCTTCAACTCTTCGTCAGGCATGCCCTCGCTAATGCTGATATGCCCCTCGGCTTCCATGTAGGACAGGTAATCCCACATGGCTTGCAAGAACGGCGTGTCATCTACCGATTCAGGAGAATACCCCAGCTTGGAAATGAGGATGGTTCGAAGGTGCTGCGAGAACGGGGTGCCAATGGTCTCGCCGTCGCCGCCCTTATGCTTGCTGTAGTAGGCCGGAACTTGTGTTGACGCTTCCAGGTAATCGCGGATGGCCTCCACGGCTGCGGTGACCTCGATGGGATTTGACAGCAAACGACGCTTGCGGTTCGTCCACAGGACAAGCGCCCAGTTGAGGAAGCGGGAGCAAAGCCAGCGGTCCGCCTGCGCCGATGTCTTGAACCGGCACAACAGCGCAAAGAGGAGCGCTTGCGAGCCGTCCGCAATCTCCGCCAATTCCAGCCGATCCAACAGCCGCGCATGGCCAACCGTGAAGGTAGCCATGCGGATGCCGAGGACGCGGTAAACGTCCGGCAACGTGAGACGGCGATGGAGTTCGGCGGCGGTCACTAGGTGATTGGAGTGCCGGGGGTGAATCCTTCGTTCTTCAGAAGAACCAAGCGGATCATCACCTTTTCAGTGGGAGATTTTGGCCGTGATGCCTCCATCACTTCATAGGCTCCACTGATGTCTGTATCCACAGAGTCGGTCAGCGTTACAGCGTCGCCAACCTCTGGAGCTGCAAGCATTGCAGCGTTGGCGTTAGCCACGGTTGAAGCTGACGGGTACACCTCAAGCTCCACGCGCTTGGTGAAGTTGAATCGGGTGCGCCCAACCACTTCACCGGACGTGCTGCGATGCTCCACCATTTCAGACTCGCGGCTGTAAGTCTGACTGTTGATTCGGAGGATTTGACCGGTGCCGACAGTGATGTCGGTCGTGCCAATTCCCCACACAACCGCAACTTGCTGATGCTGTGCCATGTTATCGGTTCTCCATCCCTCCGCAGTACAAGCGGAGGCTAAGTTTGTTCACCCTCGCCCGATCATCAAATGATGACTCAACGGTCCTATCCGTTGTGCCCATGATCAGACATTCAAAAGTCTCCGACGTCGCCGCGTTTATCGCGTCTTGCAGGTCGCTAGGCCGGTCGTGCCAGAGCAGTTCCTTCACGGTGTCGGTCTGGTCTTTCAAGAGCGCATAGGCTCCAGAGTCCTCCGCTGCCACGACGACAGAAACAGAGAGCGTGATAAACTCGTTCCCGGTTTCGTAGTCCTCCTGCCCGTCCTCCGCTTCCACCATAATCAGCGGCAGCGTCTTTTCCTCGGCGGTCTCTCCACGCGTAAATCGAAGCTGGGCGCTGTCGTTGCTGACGTTGTAGCCGCCGTCACTGAGCGCGTCGATTGTCCACCCGCTCGCCTCATAGGAGGCGATCAGGTAAGCCAGCACCATTTTCTGGAGTTGCTCGGCGATCACGCGTTTTCCCTCTTCTTCGCGGCTTTGAATGCGGCTTCTATTTGTTTCTGGATGTTGCGCTCCCGGTTCTTCCAGGCGCGCGCCACGATCTTCAATTCCCGCCCTGTCGCCTGAATGAACGGCACGTTGTTCCTCACCTCTACCGCAAACCGCTCATTTGAGCCAGTTTCATGATAGGTCCCCGAGGCGTTGCCTTTGCCTTTCTTTACCCATCGCGGAAGCGGCAGCTTGAGCGCGGACGCAGCTTTTACCCAACCGGACTTTGCCGCGCCAACCTTTGCCAGCTTGCGCTCTAGGATTCGGCGCAACTCGGGATCCTCTGGCAACGTCTTTAACCCGTTCAGCGTCGGGTTGTAGGTGGGCAAAACGCCGTCATGCAGGATGGTTGGCCGGTTGCCTTTGTTCACGGCTCCTCGTTTGTTCCGCCTGCCCTCCCACGTCATTCCAAGCGCAGACATCTGCAAGCCGTCGCTCTTGCGCTTGAGCTTGGTCATTAGAAGCTCGTTGGCCTGCGCGGCTTTGCCGTTGGCCACAAGTCGCGTGATCTCTCGCCCAAAGCGCCCGATGCAAAGCTCGCGCATGCTGGAAGCCTCAACAAAGACGCGCTTTCGATCCCTGAAAACAGCCTCTCGCCCAATCTCCAACTGCTTCGCGAACGGCTCCGTTATTGGCGCGTCACCAAACGGAGGCGTGAACCGGATAGCGTCGCGGGTGAATAGCTTCGCCTGCCCGCGCAACGTGTCGGTCATGGTCTGCTTCATGACGCGGTTCAGCTTCCGCACCTGACTGGACCAATGGCCATGATCGACATAGGCCTTTATCATCGGTCAACGGATTGAAGGATGAACGTGACTCCCGTGGGATCCATGCTGCGCTCGGTCACCCGATAAAGGTTCCCGTCGCACGTAATCCGTTGGCCGATTGCCGGCATGCGGTAGCCGGTTTCGGTGTCGAGGCTTCCACCCTGCTCAAGGTCCAGTTCTTCGCCGGATTCTGTGAGTAGCGCGGTCCCGTCGAATTGAGCGCGAGGCGCGAAGATAACGCCATCGAAGTCGGGCATTAGACCGCCAACCTCTGGCTTGGTCGCGTCCTTGTGGCGGTCTAGAACGCCAACCAGCTCCTCGGCGGGATCCAGACCGACAATGCGGAAGGCGGTCCCAAACTCGTCCAGAGCTTGGTCTTGGCCTGCTGCGATGAGGTCGTCGAATGCGCTCATGATCTCACACGTTCAACCGATTTCCGCTCTTCATCGGAAAACCATTCAGGCACTTGCCCGCTGTCGGCAGCCTTCACGATTTCATACGCCGTGGCTTTCCTATCGTATTTTCCCGAGGATGGAGTCGAGAGCTTCGAGGGCTCGGACGGCGTTGGTTCCGCTGGACTCCTGGGTGAGGGATCCAACGCTTGCTCCTTGGCTTTTCTCGGTTTGGCTGGCTTTGAAGTTGGCAAGCTGGCTTCGGCTTGTGAAGAGCGTGGAAGCCGCGACAGTCGTGCTGATCTTGGTACTCTCTCCATTGGGTGCATTTCGTTCGTCAACTTGTGTCGTCTTGAATCTAGCGCATCCAACAAGCGCCAGCATGAGGATTAGGAGGATGGTTTTCATGACTTAGCTAGAGTGTCAGCTGCCACAAACAATTCGTCAACGTAGGCATTCGACCAGCCGAGAAGCGCCTGCATCGAGGTTATCATGGAAGAGCCGCGTGAAATCGTGTCCTTGTACTCCCAGCGGAGGATCGCTTTCACCATTGGTGGCTCTGGAAGGCCGGCAAGCGCGGTGTCAATTGCTGTCGTGTGGTTGCGCGAAACGCAGACCTCTTTGAGCGCCCACATTGGAACTTCCTGCGGCACAACCACAGGATCCGGCAATAGAATAGCGGCTGCAACCTCCGCCTCCGTTGGTTTGCTCTGCGCCTCATCCGCCCACTCAAGACCCGCGTACGTGTCGCCTCTGAGCGTCCAGGCTGCGTTTGGGCGTAGGTAGTGAATCGCTGCTTGAATTGTCATACGTCAAGCTCTGTGGCTGTTAAGACGGTTGAAGATACCCCGCCCATCAGGTCCGTCGTTGTGGATTTGTTCCAGTGAAGCGTTCCTAGTTGGGCGCCAATTCGGATTTTGATGTCCTTTGAGCCTGACCACGACGGGATCAGGAAACACGTCCGAATCAGATGGGCAAAATTAGCATTGGTTGATTGATAGCTTGCCGCCGTTGCGCTGGTGTTGCTGTCCAAAAACAAGGCTATTGTCGGGGTGCCGCCTGAAGATGTTGAAAAAATAACGGTCAACTCTACGGCGATGGTATTACTCGCGCTGGAAGGAGTAACACCGGCAAGCGTGATTAGCTCAATGCCCTCCGAACTCTGCGGGATAGTGTTATCTAGCGGTATCGTTACGGTTGTCGAGCCGCTGCTAGTTGAGGAGTTCCATCGCGGTTTCATCACCGAGGATCCGGCAGTTCCATTTGATGCAGCCGTGACCCTCCCCTTTGAATCGACCGTGATGGAAGCAAGTGTGTAGCTTCCAGCGGTCACGCCAGAGTTTGCCAGCGTCGTGGTGTTGCTGCCCGCGCTCGCCGTCACGTCCCCGGTCAACGCAGACCGTCGAATGTTTGCGCCGTTGAACTCCAACCCGCCATCAATGCCAACCTCCTGCGCGTCGCCGGCGCCTGCGCTGTGTCGTCCGACTAGCTTCTCGTGATTGACGGCGAAGAGCTTTGCGGCGGTGACGGAGCGCGCGCCGAGCTTTGTCTCCGTTACTGCCCCTGTGGCAATCTTTGATTCGTTGACTGCTCCGGTTCCGATCTTGGTAACGGTTACGGAACCGTCTGCGATCTTGACCTCGGTCACTGCCCCATCCGTCAGCTTCTCCGTGCTGACATTTCCGGATGCGATTTTTACGCCTGTAACCGAATTTGACGCCAGCTCCGCGGAATTGACTGCACCTGAATTGATGTTCCAGACAGCGCCAGAACCGGAAACGGTGATGTCTCCCTTGTCTCCATCAGACACGCCTCCAGAAGTTGCCGCCTGCGTGCCAATAATGCGCTCCACCTGCAACTCAATAGCAGCGCCAACAGCCTGCGTTTCCGCAATGCCGTCAGCTATTACCAGCGTGCATTCGTAAACGTTCATGACATCGGGGAATTGAACACGGAAACGCGGAAGGTCTTGGTCTCAAACGGAAGGCTTCCGCTCGTTGTGATGCGCCAGCTTGCGAAATGCACGATGCCTGCGGTTAGTCCGGATGTGTCCGTTCCGTCAGCGGTAAAAACCATGGTTGCGCTGCCGTCAGTTTCAACGGTGAGCGTGCCCGCGTCGAACGTAAACGCGACGGTTCCGTCTTCCTTTGTGATTCGACCGGAGCCAGTGGAACCGCTCCATGAAATCAGGTCGTCCGCCGGCAATGAAATGCGCATCTGGAATCCGCTGCCTCGGATGATTTCCAGAGTTGGGCACGCAAGAAGCGTGTTGCTGTCAGGCGTCGTGATTGTCGGCATTCTTGTCCTTCCGCATGAAGATCGTTTCTCCGCCCGTCTTTCCCTGCCTGAAAGCCTGGTTCATCCACACGGCATTCCCGCCAGCCAAGAACCCCTTGATTGCCACGGGACCACTAGGCGGCTCCATAAGGCACGCAGCGCCAGCGCCAACGAATGGCAGCACAAGCGGGATGGTCCAGTCTGGAATGGACGGAACCCCCTTCAATGCGCGCCCAACCATGACGCAGACGCCAGCGATTCCGACGCCCTCCAAGATGTCGTTATAGTCGTTCACGCGATTGGCCCTCCAACGCCAGGATCACCTGCGATAGCGTCGGCCGGAATCATTTTGGGAATGATGATTGTCGGCGGAAGTGTGCCGGGTGGCGGAGGAATAGGCGGAGGACGCTGAATGCGAATCCGCTTTGCCAGCGCATCGCAACGCGTTCTCTCGGATTCATTCAGCGCCAAGCTCTTCACGCTGCGTTCGCCAAAGCCGCAAAGCTCAACCCACTCCGCGTCCGTTAAAGCCGTCAAGTTATCACTCATGGTTATTTGCCCCATCCATTCGCGTTTTGAACCTGCGCCTTCGCAATGCCGGTCTTTGCCTCGATCTTGATGAGTCTGCGCTCGTGGTCGTCAACGCGTTGGTTGAAGGCTTCGAGCTTATTTCTGATGTCGTTCGTTGACTCCTTGATGCTGACCGTCTGATAGAACACGCCAGCGGCCAAAAAAGCCCCGCCAGCCACGCTCCAAAGGACTCGCTTCAAGAGCTTGATGGACATGCTCACGTTCTGATCTTCGCTGACGTA